GGTGATGGAACGAATAGAAATGCTGTTTGATAAAGAGCAAAAATTCTGCGAGAGTTTAGATAGAATAGTAGATGGACATTTTATTTGTACTCTAACAAATGATTTGCATGCTGCATGCATACAAATATTAACAGAAGCTATGGATGATGAGCTGCATGAATGGATAGACTATTATATCCATGAAACCGACTTCGGCAAGTACAATTTGGAATGCACCCTAAACGGAAAGAAAATAACATTACGAACTGTGGATGATCTATATAAATTACTCACCAAAAAGAGGAAATAATTATGACTAATATGGAAATAAAATACACATCTGAATATCTAAGAACATTAACATTTCAACAACTTGCAGAATTGGAAAAAGAAACTCGCGCTGTTATACTCGAAATGAATACGCAGGCAGCACAAGAAGGTCATGGTAGAATTCGCAACACTAAAGCGCCGCATGTATATAATACATGTCGTAAGCTAATCGCAAGAATTCAAACCGCAGTAAACGAAAAACGTTTAAACTAGCGGAGATAAAATGGCACAAAAAAACAAAACTAACTCGACTGAATGGAATAGAATAAAAAAAGAACTTCAAACTCAATTTACTAAGATGGGATTAAAGTCCTATTTTGTAGACAGGAAATTTATAGGTAGCATAAAGAGAAAGAAAAACAAATGACAAGTTTCAATCAGGTACCTAAAAGACGTGCAACATTCATGAAAGTAGCCCATGTCATAGCAGATCTTAGTAGTTGTATATCTCGTTGTGTTGGGGCTGTCTTGGTGCGCGACGGTATGATAATAAGTACTGGCTATAATGGTACACCAAAAGGTGTTAGAAACTGCAGCGAGGGAGGCTGTTCGAGATGTAGCGATGCTACAATAGCGAGTGGAGAACAGCTAGACAAATGTTTGTGCTTACATGCAGAAACAAACGCTGTTATTCAAGCCGCATACAATGGAATATCAACACAAGGTGCTGTATTATATTGCACAGTAAAGCCATGTCTAGGATGCGTCAAGATATTAATAAACGCCGGTGTTCGCAAGGTATTTTACGAGCAAGAATATAATGTTGAATATCCTAAACATCTAATAGAAAATATTATAATCTGCAAACTAGAGGACGTATAATGTCACACTTCATAGTTAGAAATGCTGATCATGCTTTGTATGTATTGGCATGCATGTTAAATGGCGCATCAGAACAGGCTCCTAGAGGATTTAAAGTAAAAGAGCAGTTAAATTGTAGCGTTGATATAACCTGTCCAGCTAGATGTATTATTACAAATCCAGCCAGAAAATTGAAAATGAAATATACTGCAGCAGAATTGCTGTGGTATTTAAGCGGTGATTTGACAGCGGAATCAATAGGACAGTTCGCTAAGATGTGGTTGAATATAGCAGACGATTCAGGGCTAATAAATTCAAATTATGGATATATCATATTCTTTCAAAAATTAGAAAACTGCTGTGGAAGCCAATTCAATTGGGTTATAGAATCGCTGATAAAAGATAAATCATCGAGACAAGCTCTCATTAATTTCAACCAACCTAAGCACAAATATGCAGAAAATAAAGATTTTCCTTGTACTATAGCAGTTCAATTTTTTATACGAGATGATGTACTGCACATGACAGTATACATGAGAAGCCAGGATCTTATCCGAGGATTTTGTTACGATGTTATCTTCTTTAGTTTTCTGCAACAGTTAATGTTGGCAAAATTGCAAGAAACATATCCTAATTTAATACTAGGATCTTATGTAAATTACATGTCAAATATTCATGTGTATGAACCTCATTACGCCATGTTGGATGAGATTATTCGTTCATACAACGCAACGGTAATATCAGATAGATTGCAATATGTAAATATACAGATCTTAGACGACATAAAAAATAAAACACAACTAAGCGATTTTTCTAAGTATTATACAATTATCAGAGATGCAGCCAAATAATGCCGCTTCCGTTTGGACAAAACAAACTTGGTATAGTTTTCATAAAAGAGATGCCGTCTGCTGCTGAGCAGCAAAATGGTAAATTCTTTTCAGATAGAGTAGGTGTAGAATACATTCAGCGTTTAACGCGTCATATTAGTGGTTTTAATTTTGAACGCGATTGCTATGTCACATCTATATTATTAGAAAGACCAGCTAACGGGAAATTCAAACTAAATAAAGAAACAAAAACGCGTGTAGCATTTCTAGAACAGGAACTTCTAAAATTAAAACCGAGTATAATATTTGGATGCGGTTCATACGCCATAAAACTTGCTTTGCCTGGTTGCCCTCCTAAGGTGTCAGATTTCAAAATGCATGGTCGTGCAATACCATCGCTACATTACGGTTGTATGACTGGATGTCTGTTGGGAGACGCCGAATCCTATAATTATATTTCTGTATGTTTGCAAGATATGGATAAAGTATTGTATGCATATATGAATCCTGATGAACGAATAACCTCATTTGATTTTGATAACGGAAACCATCTAATAAGCACAGAAGTAGAATTTGATAATCTATGCGAAAAGTTGCAAAAGGAAAATAAACCGATATGCTTTGACTTTGAAACTTCAGGTTTAAATCCATATAGCAAAGATGCTAAAATATATTCTGTAGCAATAACAAACACAAGAAAAGAAGGCTGGATGCTGCCTTTAGATTATAAAAATTTCTGGACACCGCCGTCGTTGGCATATGTAACAGAAAAACTTAAAGGTTTGCTAATAGGAAATCTGCCTAAAATTATACAGAACGCGGAATTTGAAAGCATATGGTCTAGACAAATATTAGGCGTAACGGTAAATAACATATTATACGATACGATGGTAGGTTATCATGTTATAGATGAACGCAATGAGATATGCAAACTGGACTTTCAAGAATTCGAATTGTTTGGAAAAAGCCACAAAACAAAATTTGATGTTAAGCATATATTAGATTCTGATATTACTAGCTTATGTAAATATAATGTGCTAGATGCGCGCGTAACATATCTTATTTATGAATTAAGAAATGAATTCATCGAAAAAAACAAATGGCCAAAAAAACCTACCGCGTTTTTCATGGATGCCTTACAAATGCTGATAAGAATGAAATTATCAGGCATCAAAATAGATAAAAAAGAATTAGATAAGCAGCTAGATAATTCCAATAAAATGATAGAAACGCTTACTGCAGAATTGTATGATAGTGATGTTGCTAAACAATTTAAAATTGAAAATACTAGGGATTTATCATTAGGATCTACAAAGGATCTTAGACAACTATTTTATAAACAGCTAAAAATAACTCCCACAAAATTAACATCAAGTGAGATAGCATCAGTAGATGCAGAAACGTTGGAATCGTTTGGAATAAACGAATCTATTACTGGTGAAGCAAAACCATTTATTGAAAAATTATTGCTGCTGCGGCAATATACAAAACTTACTAACACTTATCTATTACCATACAGTAAATCGCTGGAATTTGATGGCAAGATACATCCAACATGCGCATTGCATACTACTCGTACATATAGATCCAGTTACTTTAATCCTAATCTTCAGAATATTCCATCAGTAAAAGCAGCAGGATTAGGAAAGGATGTGCGAAAAGTATTTGTTCCATCATTAGATTGGTTTTTAGATTTTGACTGTTCAGCAGCGGAAGTTCGTGTGCTTGCTATGTATAGCAAAGATGAACGACTTACCAAAGAAGCCGTAAACAATATGGATATTCATAGGTATTGGGCATCTCGCGTATATCAAAAACGAGAACAGGAAGTAACCAGTAGCGAACGTAGCAATGTAAAAAGTAATTTTGTATTTGCTTTGATTTATGGTGGATCATCAACGACATCGGCGAAAACACTTAAGCTTGATTTGAAGCATATACAAGAAGTAGAAAAGGAATTGTGGGCTGCATATCCTGGAGTTTTACGCTGGATGCAAAGCTGGACAGGATATTGGGATGAAAAACGGAAAAAGCGAGTGTACGGAAAATACAATAAGCTTTTATATGTAGAACATATGGCAGGATTTAGACGGCATGGACCACTTAAGAGTAGGCACATAATCAACACGCCGATCCAGGGTTCATCATTTCATCTACTACTTAATGGTATTATGTCTTCTGATGCTGAGATGATTGCTAATAATATGAAATCGTATCCTGTTTTGCAGGTTCATGACGAAGGACTTTTCGATTGTGTGGAAAACGAAATGGAACAGGTTATAGATATCGTTACAAGAAATTTAAGATTTAGTAAACGATTCGAAAATTTCATGGGTAAAATACCTATGGAAATAGAGTGGTCATACGGAAAAAATTACGGTGAGCTTACTAAAATTTAATATTTATAAGAACATATAAAACACCCATTGGAGTATATTATATTATATGATCGAATACATTTTAAAAATACTGATTCTGTTTATCATCGTTCTGCTATTACTTCCTATTTGTACTAAACTTGTCGTAAGTAGTTTTTACGATGTACGCCAATATTATTGCAAAAAATTTAATTTAGATTTGAAAAAATCGAAACTCAAGGAGAAACAGTAATGGACGATAGACTAGCCGCAATAAGACAAGAAAAATTGGATTCATCTCGTAAATTTTATGGGCATTCTTTTATTAATGTTGATATGCTATCAGATTTGAAAATATCTGAATATAAACCAGTAGAAGGCGATAATTTCATTGCCATAGTACCTCCTAAAAATACCAAGACATACATAGGCAAAAAGCTATTTACACATGGCAATATTGGAGTTAACAATAGCGCGTATCTGTGTAATAATGTGATGTTCGGCGAACGCTGTCCAATATGTGATGAATTCCAAAAGCTTGCAAAAGAAGAGACAGCATGGGACGATATGAAAAATTTCAAGTGGGGCGTCAGATATATGTTCTTAGTGATAGACATGCATGACGATACCACAGTCGCAAAAGGATTGCAGTTGTACGTGGCACCGAAAACTGTTAATGATGAATTGCTTACACTTTCCGAAGATCGTCGTACTGGAGCCTATATTGATATTGCAGATCCAATAACAGGAAAGACTGTAATGTTCAAACGCACAGGAATGAAGAAAGAAAATACAAAATATTCAGGCTTTAGCTTGGAAGATAGAGAATTAATTCCTGCCGCGATATTAGAAGCTGTTCCAGATTGGGATATACTTCTCAATAAGGCTGATTATGATGAAGTTTATAAAGATTTCTATGGATCAAAAGCTCCTGCAGCTGAAATAGAAAAACCTCAAGCAGAAAGACCTAAAACAGAACAACCAGAAAAAGAACAGCCAGAAAAAGAAGCTAGTGCTACTCCAGTACGCAAACCGCGCCAGCCTAGAGGAGAAGCGACCATAGTAGCTCCACGGCAGTCAGAACCAGCAGGACCTGCGCCAGCGCAAGCAGGAGAAATGGCAGCTCCTGGTAGATTTTCGTCATTACGAGATAGATTGAGTGCTGCGAAATTACAAACGAAGGAGTAATCATGGCTCAAGTAAATGAAGAAGAAATCTTAGATTTTGTAAAACGGATAAGAACCAGCATTTCTATTGATAAGTATGATCTGTCAAAAGAATGCCAAAAACAGCCTGATCTTTATTGCGATGTTGGTGATATGTTTGTAAGAGTAAAAACAGCAGCCAAAATAGCGAAAGAAGAACTTGAATTGGAACGTGCTAGATTGGATGCAGATATTAGAATGAGTCCAGAAAAATATGGACTTGCTAAACTTACAGAAGGATGCATATCATCTACAATAATATCGCAGACATCTTTTACAAAAGCAAAGCAGCTATGCATCGCAGCAGAAGAATTATCAGATATGCTTCAAATATTGTTGGCTTCTATTGAGCAACGAAAATCAATGCTCAGAGATCTTGTAAGTCTGTACATTTATGATTACTATTCAAATGATAATATGGGTAGTGAAAAGGGCAAACTGCGCGAAACCGCCGAGGAAAAGATAGCAAAATTAAGAGAAGAACGAGCACTAGGAAACAAAGCAGACCAGGCATAACTATGTGGCATGATGGAATTTGTAAAATCTGTAGATCATTGATCGAAGAAGATATTAATAAGGATAAGTTTATTGTTACAGATTATCGTAATAGATGCTCGAATGCAAAATGTGTACACCATACGTGGCATTATGTTAATAGCACTGAAGAGTTAGATTATTATAAGCACAATAGGTAACTAACAAAGAGATAAACATGGCAAGAAAAATAACAGAAGAAATCAAAGGCGCAATAAACGAAAATGGTGTTAAAGATCTTAGTCCAGTAGATGAATGGATATCTACAGGCTGCACGTTAATGGATTTAGCAATTACAGGAAAACTGCCGGGCGGCTTTCCAGTAGGAAGAATCAGTCATATATTTGGCGCTGAATCAACATGCAAGACAGTTATAGGCACTACAATATTGGGTGCAGCGCAACGAAATGGAGCGATAGCATTCTTTGCCGATGTAGAACAGACGTTTGATCATGACTGGGCAACACTGTTTGGACTTAATTGCAGCAATAAGGATAATTTTAGACTCGGACATCCTCGTACTATAGAAGAATTTTTCGATAGCTATCTGAAAGATATCATAGAATTGAAAGATGATCGCCAGAGGGTAGTGGTTGTTGACAGTTTATCTGCCATGCCTGCTAATGCCGAAATAGAAGGAGAATTGGAAAAGGGTTCATTTGGTACAATGCGTGCTAAGCAAATGTCTATAGCATTAAGAAAATATATAAGACCACTGAGTGACACCAAGACTTCGGTTATCTTTATAGATCAATCTAGAATGAATATCGGTTTTGCATATGGTCCTAAAGAAACATATTCAGGCGGCATGGCGCTTAAATTTTATGCCTCTACTAGAATACATCTTAAGCATGGTACGAAAGAAAAGAATAAAAAAGACGTCGAAATTGGAACGTGGATAAACTTCTTGGTTGATAAGAGTAAAGTAAGCGCTCCGCATCGTGGCAGCGAATTCTGCATTCTTTATGATTATGGAATAGACAATATACACTCCAATCTATTATTCTTGCAAGAAGCGCAAAAAGAAGATCGCACAGTTTCGTTTAACGGAACTAGCGGATTTATGTCCAAAATGATAAAATATGTAGAAGAGAATAATCTAGAAGAAAAGCTCGACGCTGAAGTAGAAAAAGCTTGGTTGGAACTGTATAAAGCAGATGATACTAGAAAACAAAGGGTTTGGAAGTGATTCGCAATATAGTACTCGAAAATTTTCAATCGCATAAAGATACAACACTTAAATTCTCACCTAAAATAACTGTCATAACAGGAAGCAGCAATTCAGGAAAAACTGCGGTATTGCGAGCGTTAAATTGGGTAGTAAATAATAGACCTCTAGGTGACAGTTTTATAAGACGCGGAACTTCTAATGCCGAAGTTTCTATAGAAGTATCAAACGGAGAAGACGGCGCAATAATAGCCCGCAAACGAGACAAAAAAGAAAACTGCTATACTGTAACAACCGGTGATACTGGATTTAAATTTGAAGCTCTTAAAAGTGATATTCCAAAAGAGATAACGGATCTCATTAATTTTTCTGATATTAATATTCAAAAACAATTATCGCCATACTTCTTGGTGTTAGAATCTCCTGGACATGTTGCACAGTACATACGAAATGTATCTAAACTTGAAAACATAGATATATTAGTATCATCAGCATCAAGTCATATCAAAATATTTAAGGGCAAATTAGACGAGTCGTTCGAGTCGCTAAATAATTTTCGTATATTATTGGCAGAGGCTGAAAAGATAAACATACAAGTGTTTGAAATAATGCTAACAGCATATAAGAAATTTGTTACTGCGCAGGATAAACTAACAGACGATATTAAACAGCTCACCAATATAATTTGCTCGTTGGATGATACGGCACGAAAATTAAAAGCTATACCAGACAATGTGGCATTTTTAATAACATCCTGTGAATCTACATGCGAAGTATTAAATACAATACAAACAAGAAAATCTCAGCTTGCTACATTAGTACGACAGATAGCCGATATCGAAGCGCAGTATGAAAAAATACCGCAAGATATTGATACATTATATAAGACGTGCGAAAATACTATTACGCAATATGAACAGATATATTCCAAGAAATTGGCGCTTGCGTCAGCCATAAAAAATATAACAGATGCACATAATAATATAGAAACTTACAATATACAATATGTCACAGTAGAAGATGAAATACAACGCATAAAAACGCAGCTAGTACAATGTCCTACTTGCGGTCAAAACTTGACACCAGAAGCGAGAGATAGGATGTTAGAATAATATGAAACTGCTTATACTCGGTGACGGACACATTACTAATACAAATCCTGTTGGTAGAACCGACAA